GGAAGATGCGATACATGCACGTATGTCCAGATGAGGAAGTATCCGAGTAGGAGAAAGCAGCGTGGTGAGAGCAATACTTCTATATTTGAGAAGCCGAACACGGGTTTAAATTGCTCAAGGTTACCAAGAGTGGCAGAATCCACAGGACCATGTTCTCTATTATGGCAGCTAGGTTCCCCTAGTATTTCCCTGATCATTACGAATTCACATCGGTTTGATAGATAGAGATACCGACTTATACGAAGAGAATGACTACCGACATAAGGGTCGGTTCTAGTTTAGGACCTAGTGCAATGGTCGATCTTTATTCACGGGTTGACTATATAAAATGCGGCTGAGAATTTGATCCGGATTCACAAGATTTGGATAAATTACCTAACATTGATTAGTGACTCCGGGCGCTGATGTTAGTGCCAAACGACTGCATAGATAGGAACCTCTGGAGCCCTAGTCCGGTATTCTGGAACTTGACAGCACAAGCAGTCAGATCTCTCTTCACCTACACCCACAAGTCCTTCGATGGATTTATCAAAGTCCTTGAATCTAACAATGGTATGTTTAAGTTCATAATCAACTAGATTAGGAACATTGAATACTGAACTCAAGTGCCAGACGGTTAGTATAATGTGGGAGACTGTATCATGATGAATTTGCCTTTCGCACTCACCTCAGATGAATCCGTCACAGTGTTATGTTCTGTACATGAGGGGTATGTCAAACCTGGAGTGTTTCTTGAATAGCACGCAATAAACTGGTTAAGTCGACCGCAGAATCATGGATGGAAACGCGTAACAAGGACTCTTGATGCATACAACTATGCGGCAGACTTCACCTGCCTCGTTCAAATGCCTGTTGCATCAGGCCAAATGTACTCAGTAAATAGGGAGTCCCTATTTGCGTTTAAAGAGGTTGACGGTTATGCGAATTTGATCATGACCGTGAATGGCCTGTATGGCCCTATCCAATCCGGGCAATACCAACACTACGGACAATCCGTTTTTGAGATGAATCTAGGTTTCTATCGGATAACCGTCGTGGACAAAAGTATGCATCACTTCCCGATTCCTTGGACCTCCGAGATAAAACCGAACACGTAGAGAGACGTAATGTTATAGGCGCTCTGAGTCGGTTAGCCCAAGAATGAACCAGGGAAACCGATTCCGGTGGGTCCAAAGATGATTGAAAATGAGTGCAACTTTTGGTCGGGGGTTAATATTCAGGTACATGCTTATAAGCCTAGATCGGCGACACTGTTATCAAAAGTAAAGGAATACATCAGTCCCAAACAGGAATACCCATCCATCTATGAGATGAATGATGATATGGTTAACGGATTTTTATACAACCAGAGAGGTCTTCTCACATATTCTGCTGAGGAAAACAACAAATTGGTTAGGCAACTGTTGTATAGGAGCGGGACTGCAGCGGGCCTCACTGTGTTGTCAATGTTGATGTCGAAGAAAGGTAAGCTGAATTCATAGACTACTGTCTAGTCAACGTGTAAGTTGGTCTGGAAGACAACATAGATTGCCGCGAAATTCATCACCTTGAAGAATGTGAGTTACGCAGCCATTGCAGCCGCCCTTGCAGGAACCATGTATACGGTGTATAAATTAACCAAGGACAACCGAGTTAAACCTAGTAAGTAGGTCAACGATCACCGGGACGATATGATGCTAGTAGGTCGTAACCCGCTAGCCAACCCCTACAAGCTTGAAGCATTTTTCGAGGACACACTGGATGTTTACAAGCAAGTCAAGACGATGCCAAAAGTGGAGGTCCAATGGGAATAGGTAGACTACTATTATAATAAACCAATAGATAATACTCTAGTAGTCGGTATTGCGAATTGTGTTGCAAATAGTGAATTTGCACATTAGAACCTATGAACCATTAACCTTATTTGATGAAATCTTCATAAGTTTATATCCAGTGATGTCTGAACGGCCAAGATCTACAAGGGAGGATATGATGTTATGACCTGCTTGGGGAAATATAAACAATTTGAGTGGGACGCAAAGACGGATAATAACCTTATAGTGGCAATATTTCAAAGGCATCTATCTTCTAGGTTGTCCCCAAGTGAGGTCGTCGTGGAAGAGATGGGTAAATACTTTTCCAGCCTAATGGACAATTGGGATTTGGCTTACGAACCAGAGGTCCCTTATGTTAAGGAATGGGTTCAATCGAAAAACTGGAGTGTGGCAAAGAAGTTGAAATATTATTGAATAATACATAAACAATTACACAGTACTAAGCCCAAGGATTTTAAAGGGTCATTCAAAGTAATGGTGAAGTCCGGCGAAACGAACTACACCACTGGAGATCCCTTATCCGACTCTTCAAGACCTAGGCTCATCTTCTCACCAAGTGACAATTACTGTGGTCTATTAACTTATACTCAGCACATGTTGTTTCAGATAGTGAAGGCGAGTGAACCCTCGTTTTGCCATGGAGATGATAGCTCATCGTTGAAAGCTCGAGTTATGAAGATCATAGGCCATCGAGATTTGTCTTGCCTTTGATCAGTTTCCATAGATGGATCGTCATTTGACTCGAACCAGCACCAGTGTAACATTGATGCAGTGGATAATGCGTTTTTTAACAAGTTTTGAGTGATTATTAAAGGCTTGATGCGACACGTTCTCGAGTAGGAAGGTATTGGCAACGATCCGGAGTTTATAGCTAATCAGTTGATCAAATAGGCGACCTCCGAAGAATAGCTAGCATTCTTTGACTTGCCCATTAAATGTTAGGACAAGTACATGTAGAGAGTATCAAGAAGAGACCACGGTAAAGTCATGCCCGGCTTATCAGTATATGGGACAACATATTCAGGACATCCCACTCGAACGACACTTGGCAATACCCTGTGATCAATTGCGTATTATAAATATGTGATGACCAAAGCGGGTGTAGAACCATTGATGATGGCTGCGGGTGATGATGTTGTCATGTGGGTTCAAGATGACTAGGTAGATTAGCTAATAGCATATCTTAGAATATATACAGCTGACGACAACCCCAAGGAGCCTATGATGAGAG